ACTTGGGGCTGTGCCCGGTGGTGGTGGTGGTGGTAGCGGCGGAGGAATTTCTGACATTGGGAACTGGCAACAATATGCCTTTGATGGTCCGGGCGTACCGTTTACTCCACCAGCAGCGTTTGCCGAAGGAGGTTTCGTCACCGGCCCCACTCGCGCACTAATCGGCGAAGGGGGTGAACCGGAATACGTCATCCCGCAGTCCAAAATGTCCGCCGCGATGTCCCGCTATTCGCGTGGCGCCCGTGGTGAATCGGTCATCCCCGGCAACGGCACTAGCACTGAAGGCGGCGGCGCAGCAACTGCAACGATGGAGCCAATCGACGTGCGCTACAGCGTGGAACGCATCAATAATGTGGACTACGTTACAGCTGATCAGTTCCAGCGTGGTATGGCTCAAGCAGCCCGACAAGGCGCCATCCAGGGTGAACGCAGCGCGATGCGAACACTTGGTAGCAGTCCAGCCGCTCGCCGACGCCTCGGAATCTAATGGAATACGCCTACGGCCACTTGCTTGATATTGGCCCAACAGGGCAAGCTGCCCAATACAGGTTCCAAAACTATGCCATCAATCAAAACGTAGATGGCTACTTGTTTTTGCCGTTCAGTTTTGGCGGCGCAGTAGCCACGTTGCAGGGCGACAACCTTGACGCAACGCTGCAGTTTGCCAATACGGACATGACCCGTGCTTGGGTCACGGAAGCTCTGGACAATTTGTGGATTGCCAAAGTCACCACGGTGCTGTGGGAGCCGTCAACTGGTGCTGTTCAGCGCAATTTGTATCAGTATTGGGGCAGCTGTTCTAGCGGCGGCTGGGACGAGACCTCTTTACAGATCAGCTTGAATTCAGTGCTTGACGCTGTTCAAGCGAACATCCCAGGTCGAAGGCTTCATCGCTGGCAAGTTGGCAGTATCCCGTTTACAGCGCAGATCCGTGTGTGATCACTTGATTGGACGGCAGTACCAGTACGGCAGTAGCGACTGTATCCATTTGGTAATTGACGCGCTGACCAGCATGGGGATGGATCCTCCGGCGGTCAAAGCTGCTTGGTACAAGATGACCCCACGTGATGTAGTACAAGAGCTCGCACGGTATTGCAATCAAGTTGACGCACCGGCCTACGATGGTGACATCACAGTGTTAGCGGCTAATCCGCTTGCTTTTGGGGTCACATGGCAGAACGGAATCTTGTACATCAACCGACTAACCAACAGCGTGGACTGGAAACCGCCGGGCTTCCTTACGATCCGCCGCTCTTACCGTATGAAATCGCGCTAATTGAAGCGCTTGGTTGCAGCGAAGAAGACTATAAAAAATTTGTGCGGCACGCCCAGCTGCAGGCACGTGTCCGCCCGGCTGAGTATGAACACATCCCGGATGTTGTCAATGATCCCTTAACGGTTGCAATTGTCAGCCTTGTCTTGGGCTTGGCATCAACAGCCGTCAGCATTCTGCTGGCACCCAAGGCGCCAACATTAGAGTCGCCCGCCAAAATCAAGGGCAAAAAACTTGCCGATCAAATCGGACCAACTCGTTTCAATCAAACCACCAGTTTCGATAACGTCAGCAGCCTCGCTGAATACGGCCAGCCGATTCCAATTCCTTTCGGCAAGCGCGGCACTGGGAAAGATGGCGCACTGACAGGCGGTTTGATTCTTGCGCCTGCACTGGTGTGGAGCCGGTTGTATTCCTACGGCAGCTATCAAGCTTTTGAAGGCATTTACGTAGCCGGTGAATATGGGATTGACGCACCGCAATTGGGCGGCGTCCGTGTAGGTACTACAGCATTAAATAGCCTTGGCAATCGGGAATATGCCTTGTATTGGTCGTCGCAGTTAGGCGAAAACCGACCATCAAAAGCCCGCCTAATTGCTGGCACGGATGAGCCGGGTGCTAGTGGCACCATGGGGCGCCAAGTGTTTACGGCACCAACCGCTGATGGCCAGTTCAGCACTGGTTTTTCCATGGCGTATAGCCCACAAAACGACGCATCGTTTGGTACGGCAACGCCTATTTTTAACGGCACTGCATATCGCTTTAACTGGGAGATTATTTCAGCGCCGTATGCCGCAACTCTTGGTCCTGACAATAAAGACGCTCGCGCAGAAACACAGGCAAAGCGCAGGAAGATAGCCGGATCTAACGCTGATGTGCTGCACAAATACTCAGACCAACCCAAAGAAGATCGACAAAAAATCGGCCAACCCGGCGTGGGACGCGCCTACTCACGTCGCATGGGTTTTATTAACCACAACGGCACCGAGTACGCAAATCGCACGATTGTTTCTGTAACAGAAAACGACACTCTTGTATTTGAAATCAACGGCGACAACTGGAAAGATTTCCAGCAGGACGATTTCAAGGGTACGGAAGTAAATCTAAAAGACCTTAAAAGTTCGGCTGAATCATGGCGGGCACAAGCTTCTGACTTGCTGACAATCGGCAGTAAATGGATTATTGGTTCTTCTGTCTGGGTTGTAGAGGGACGCAATCCTGATATCTGGAAAAAGGGTGTAACACAACACATCTATTTCAAGTGCACTGCGATTACAGGAGTTGCGACAGTCGGCATTCCTGGCACGCGCACCGTTCGGGAACCTTTGGGCGGATATGAGGGACCGTGGCCCGGACCTGGCGCCCCACCATTTCCGTTAAGCGCCGGAGGTTTCAACTCAAACAAACACTGTGGCGCCGCCTTTTTCAACATCTGCCGGCTGCATATGGCAAGCATCCGCCCTGTGCGGCGTGATGCAGAAGTTATTGAAATTGGACTGCGCAGTCAGGTTTGGAACCGTGCCAATGGCTTGTGTAACTTCAACGCAATCCCTTCCGCTGGTCCTGACGGAAAACTGCATCGCTTGGATGAGCAGGACATTACTGTTACGACACCTCGAATGGATAAATACTTCGAGCGCACGTCGTGTTTTTCTCTTTGGGTGCGTCCAGTTCAGCAATACGGCCAAGCACAGCAACCATGGAGGCGTATTCCGCAGCTCTTCTGCGTAACAGGTAGCGCACCAATTGATCAGTACAACTACATCCGGGTTCGTCCTAGGCAGGCTGGGTACTACGAGTACCGCTTTATTCCGCGCACTGGATCGGATGTAGCTATTAACAGCATTGACACAAATCTAGCGTTTAGGCTTAATTCACGCACTGGCGAAATTATCGGTCAAGATTACGATACTGATTACGGCGCTTTCCGTATTACAGCTAGTGGCGAGATGGTAGCAATCGCCAATATCAGGCGGAATGACGAACTAATCACTGACCCGCAAACCACCGAAACTGTTACGCCAATCACGACGACAATTCCAATAGCACTAAATCAATATGCACATAGCACAAGCAACGGAAGTGTTCAGCAGCCGATTAACGCTTGGCTAACTGCAGTGCTTGGGTACGCAAGAGAACAAGCTGACAAAACCGCGAGCGCCATTTTGACAAAAGATAAACCGGGCGTTGGTCAAATTAGATTTAGTGTAACTGCAGACTCTAGACCAGGCATATTTGGCGTCACCTACGGACCTGTGTACCAGACGCTCAACTACGGTAGTCCTTATCAATGGACAAATGTACGCTATTCAGTCATATCAGCTACCGGCACTTGGAACACATCGCACGGATTTACAATTGATATCCCTGTTAACAATAGCTTTTCCCAGCATGGCGGTTATTCAACTGTTTATGTTGCCTGGCAGGTATCAGCAGTACAAACAACTACAACCCAACAAGTTGAAACCTCTTTTGCCGCTGAAAGGATATTTGAGGAAAACTCGCAAGTCGCCGATTGCAGCCACTATCTGGAACTAACCAAATCCAATGAAGGCGGACCCGAGCATGAGATTGTCTACGTCAATGAATGTATTTCCAATGAAACACTTGCCGAGTATTACGGAATGTCCACACTGGCGCTAACTGTTAAATCCAGTGGGCAGCTTGGTGGCATCGGGCAAATCCGCGCATGGGTGCCGACTGGGATCAGCGTTTACCGTTTGATTGAAGGCGACAACAAGCCGAGCAACTTATTTGCCGATCTGGTTTATTACTTGCTGACCAGCAAGAGCCAAGGTGTCGGCAATGTTGTTCCTGCGGAACTGATTGATATTGATTCGCTACGTGTTGCGGCCAACTTCCAGCGTGCCAACAAAATTTTCTTTGATGGCGTTGTGGAGGACAGCGAAAGCTTCCGCTCTTTCTTGTACGACAACGCGGCACTACAGCTTTGCAACTTCACGATCAAAAACGGGCGTTTTGGCATGATGCCTGCCTTGCCGTATGACAGCAACTACGAAATCAGCACCAGCCCGATTGCGGTTGATCAAATTTTCACCGCTGGCAACATCATCGAAGACAGTTTGCAGGTTCAATACATTGATGCTGCGCAGCGCTCCAACTTCCGCGCACTGGTGAGCTGGCGCGTAACAGTTGAAAATGATCTACCGACACAAGCATCAGCATTGGTGGATTGGGCAGATATTCCAGAAGGCAGCCGCTCCACAACACAGCAGTCATTTGATCTCACTGACTTCTGCACAAACCGTGCCCAAGCGTTGCTGACTGCTCGATTCCTATTGAGTGTCCGCCGGCGCGTTACGCATACCGTCAGCTTCAAAACGGTGCCTGATTCGCTTGGCATCCAACCCGGCTCTTACATTCGCGTCATCACCGCTGCTACCAGCTACAACGCTGCGGCCAACGGTGCAGTTCAAGACGCTGGAACGCTGGTCAGCATTAGCACGATCGACGATGGCACCTACACCGCGTTGATTTACAACCCAGCGACATCTGAGGTATCCGAAAAAGAAATCACAATCAGCGGCGGCAGCGTCACTGATTCAACTGTGTATGGTTGCCTGTTCACACTGCTCAGCACGACAGTCAACAAAAACGTTTATCAGGTGGAACAGCTCACACTTGATGAGGATGGGCTGGTCAACGTCAGTGCTGTGGAGGTGCCCGTTGATAGTACGGGGGCTAGCATTGTTGCAAAGGACGTGCTGAACGAAGCTGCTTTCCGGGTGCTTGAGTGATGGCATTTCCTACGTTGCAACCCACCAGCCGCGATTTCAGTCCGGGCGACTGGCCAATCAAGCGTTTTAATTCGCAATCTGGCGCTGAGGTGCGCATTTTGTACGGCAGCCAACGGACTAACGCCAAGATCAGCTTGGGGTACGACAACATCAGCGACGCAAACGCCCAGCTATTTCTTGACGATTACGCCGCACAGATTGGAACGCTGCGCACTTTTGATTTGCCGGACGCTGTACGTACGGGTTGGACTGGAACTGCAGCCAGTATTGATGCACCATCCGGTGCGAAGTGGCGTTATGAGTCCGAGCCTTCTGTAAGGGCAGTACGTCCCGGTCGCAGTAGCGTTACAGTGAACTTAGTGGCGGTGATCTGATGGCAAAGGTCTATACCGGACGTGACGGTCGCCTGCTGCTTAACGGCACCAAGCAAATCAAGGTCACTAACTGGTCTATGACCGGCAACCTTGAGACGCTGGAAACCACCAGCTTGGGCGATAGCCAACGCACCTACGTGCCTGGTGTGCAGGAATTTAACGGCAGTGCCACACTGCTGTATTACAACGATGGCACCGGCCGCAACGATGCCGCAACAGCACTGAAAAAGGTTTTGAAGATTGGCAGCGTGTCAGAAAGTGACACTGTTGATTTGCGTCTCCGCCTAGTGGAAGGCAGCACCAACCACGACGTACGTTTGACCGCTTATATCACCAGCGTGAGCTTTGGCGCCAGTGTTGGCGAAGTCAGTTCATCGCAGATTAGCTTCCAAGGCACTGGTGCGCTTACTGCGGTGACAATCTGATGGGCATCTACCTTGGACAGATTGGCCAAATTGAGCTGACCCGTAAATCACTGGAAGGGTCACTGGAATCGGTCGTCAATCCTTCGGACGTAAATGCCGATCGTGATCGTTTTAGTTTTGATTTTGACGAGGGCTATTTAGTAAACGGTGATTTAATTGAGATCGCCACAACTGATGGCACGGATCTTGATTTTATTGATGCAACGGGTTGGACAGTAGGCAGCGTCCAAACTAGTGGCAACTGGTACGTTTTTATCGACGAACTAGGAGGAATCAAGCTTTACGATAATTTTGACGACAGCCTAGAAGGCAGTACAGCAGGGCAGATTAGCCTTGTCGCCATTGCACGGGACATCCCAATCCGCGTAACAGTACGCGATCGTGATTCGCGCATCCTCGCTGATGTTGTTGAGTACGAACTAAATACAAACCGCGAAACCGTTGACATTACTTCCCTTAGCGACCAACACCGGCAGCAATACAGCAGCTTGATTACAGGCAGCGGTCGCCTAACTGCTCATTGGGATTACACAAATACGGCTGGCACAGAACCTGTGCATTACCTAATGCAGTTGGTTGTGCGGACAGAAGTTGGCTCATCTTTCCACGGTAAGTTTTACGTCAAAGCTGAGAACACGACAGCCCAAACCGGCGCTTTTGACGCCACACAAATCAATGATGCGCTGTGGTGGGAATTTGACGCACTGGTGACAAATGCGGCCGTAAATTTTACGCCAGACAGCGTAATTGTTGGCACGATTGATTTTGTTGCTACCGGACCAATTCGCCTGAAAGCGCGGACGCAGCAGAAGCGTTACCTGCTACAGGAATCGGGCGACAAGATTGAGCTGGAACAGGATTCCACTTCTTACCTGCTATTGGAAGAACTGGAGTAAGCCCTAGACTGGGCTTAACTGTAGACATTGCCGGGACGCTGCGGGCATGGCCGACCTCAGGATCACGGAACTGGCGGCACTTGCTGGTGGCGACCTAGCAGCAGGCGACTTGCTGGCGATTGCGGACATCAGCGCCAGTGAAACCAAAAAGATCACCGTTACCGATCTGGTTGGTAACGCCACCACGCTGATTGCTGACGCCACAATCCCCAGCGCCAAGATTTTGTTTGGCGCCAATACCATTAGTGGCGATGCCCTTGAAGACGCCAGTGTTAACACTGGAGAACTAGTCGATAACGCAGTAACAGCCGCAAAACTGGCTGATGAATCCAGCGTTGACCTTGTTACGACGCTGCCCGCTTCTGGCGCGTTTGTCGGTCAGATCGCACTGGACACTGACGACAGCAAGATCTACTGCTGGAACGGCAGCACTTGGGTCAGCGTCAAGGCTGCCGGTAGCGTCAACAGTGTTGTCGGCAGCTCTGCCGGTGTCGTCAATATCAGCGTCAGCACCGTTGGCGATACGGTCACGATCAGCACCACGCTGGACAACACCAGTGCTGCAGCGCAATTCCTTGCTGGTCCAACCGCTGCGGCTGGTTCTGTCGGTTATCGCACGATTGCCGCTGGCGACCTGCCGACTGCTACCACCAGTGCAAAAGGTGCTGTTGTCGTCAACGGAAATGGTTTGACGCTGAGCGGCAGCACGATTGCCATTGATAACACCGTCACCGCAGAAGCCAGCGATTATCACATCGTTCAATACGACGCCAACGGTCTTGTTACTGCTGGCCGCACGATCATTGCAGCTGATGTGCCACTCGCCACGGCAAGCAGTGTTGGTGTGGTTCAGCCGGGTAGCGGCTTGGGTGTTGATGTTGGTGGCAACCTTAATCACAGCAATTCGATTACGCCTGGAAGCGCGGCCAAGGTCACTTATGACGGTCAAGGTCACATTGTTGCTGCAATCAATCTTGACCCGACCGATATTCCTGAGCTTGATGCGTCAAAGATTACAACTGGTACATTCGCAAGCGCTCGCCTAGCGGCCAACAGCGTTACGGCTGAGCAACTTGCCGATTACGGTATTGCCCAAGTCAGTAGCGTTCAACCGACACCAGAATTCGCGGGTCAACTCTGGATCAACCCAACTGACCGTACCGCTTACGTCTGGGTTGGCCAAGTTTCTCCGGCTCAAGGTTATTACCTGCCACTCAATAACGAATTTGGGGCACAGGCAAACCTTCGATTTGGAGGCACATACAACGCAAACACAAATCTTGTCGCAAGCCTCAATAACTACGGTGCTGAATCCGGCTTGACCGTTGGATCTTCCTTGACGGCACCAACCGCCGCCAGCGCTGGTGTGTATCTGCTGGTGACAACTGCGGGAACAGGCACTTCACCCGCACCTGCTGTTTCGCTTGATGTTGGCGACTGGATCCTCAGCCAAGGTCAAGGTACTACTTGGACTCACGTCAACTTGGTGGGCGCTGGTATCAGCGTGATTGACGCTGAGGACGTGACGTTTGACGGCAGCGCTTTGTCACCAGCAATGACTGGCGTGGCTGACGCTGGCGCTGCGCTGACAACACTTTGGGGTCGCGTACAGATTGCCACTACGTCAACGCTTGGGGTGGTACTTGAAACGACTGAGATTGAAGTCAACAATTCCACCGGTGCAATGACCGTTGGCACTGTTGACGAAGGCACCTACTGAGCAGTGGCATGTCTGGCTTTAATTACAACGGCGAAAACCTGCCTAAGGGCGGGACTTTAGGTGAGCTGCTTGTAAAAGTCAGCAATGCTGATTATTACGTGCAATACAAAACGATCACGGAAATTTTGGCTGAATACGAGTTTGAGATTGACGAAGGCGAATACTAGACTGTGCCGGTAACGCCGTCCCGCAGGGAGTTAAGGCATGGCTACGTACAAGCATCTGCGCAGCAGCACCGCAAATAAGCGTCCGACGACTTCGATTGCGGATGGTCAACTTGCGATCAACACGAATACCGCAAGCCCCGGTCTGTTTTTTAAGGATTCAGCCGGCACCGGGATCGTAAAAGTCGGTCCAGTCCATGTTGGGACTACAGCACCGAACAGCGTTCCTGCGGGCAGCAGCGGCAATTACAAAGGTGAGCAGTGGCTCGACACAAGTGTGTCACCAGCTCAGATGAAGGTATGGAACGGCAGCACTTGGGTTGGCATTGTTGCCGACGAACTGCCTGTCAGCAAATTGCAGGATGGCTCTGCTCGCCAGTTGATCCAGACCGATGCCACTGGTACTGGCGTTGAGTGGACTAGCTCGATTAATTTGCCTGGCACGCTGGACGTAACGGGTGCTAGCACGCTGGATTCAACTTTGAGTGTTGCTGGTGTATCTAGTTTTGCGAGTGGTAGCGCTGCAGCACCATCGCTGACATTTACCGGCGACACAAATACTGGTATTTATCGCCCCGGCGCAGATCAAGTAGCCATCTCGACTAATGGCACCGGGCGGTTGTTTATTAACAGCACTGGAAATATCGGCATTGGCGCCACAAATCCCCCAGTATTGCTCGCCCTAGAAAGCCCTAACCCGGCACTTCGACTCACTGATAGTGACGCCACCGGCACACCTGACTGTCAAATTTCTGGCGCAGGTGGGGATCTAACATTAGAAGCAGATAGGGATAACGAAAAATCAGACAGTCTTATAGCATTTAGAGTGGATGGTTCCGAGCGCCTCCGCATCACATCGGACGGGAAGCTAGGTCTGGGGACTAGTAGTCCTGGAAGCATTCTTGAAATTTCGCAGAATGCTGCGACTTCTTTGCGAATTACCCGCCAAAATGCTGTTTCTAATTATTGCCAAATTCAAGCTGCAGGAACCAACTCTGAACAGCTTACAATTGAAACTGATCCTACTAACAGCTCTGGAGCTGCAAGTTACATAGATTTTAAGGCGGCCAATGCCTCGCGAATGCGCATTAACGGAGCAGGCAACGTAGGTATCGGCACCACGAGTCCTACAACCAACCTGCACGTTGCCTCAGCCACGCCGATCATCACTATTGAAGACACAAGTGGCGCTACCGCCAACATTGAATCAACATGCCTTATAAGGAATAACGACGCTTTTGAGGTTCAACTTAGAAGTGCTGCCAATGTTTTCAAAGCAACGGCATATCGCACTGAGTTTGACTCATCAGGAATTAGCAGCCACCAGTGGCGAATAGGTAACTCCGAGAAACTTCGCCTCGACAGCTCCGGCAGGTTGTTGGTGGGGACTTCTTCGAGCGTTACTACTTACAGGACGGAGATAGTTGATGATGCTTCGCTTAACTTGGCGCTTGTAACCGGAAGCAGCAACAGTGCCGGTAACTGCTCGTTCTTAACTTTGCGTCGATCCCGTGGGACTACTGCAAGCCCTTCCGTCGTTTCTTCTGGTGACCTGACCGGAGTTATTGACTTTCGCGGCTATTCGGGCGCAGCCTCTTCTTATGTAGCTTGCGCCCAGATTAGTGCCGCTGTTGATGGCACACCTGATTCTGGCGGTGATACAACCGACATGCCTGGCAGACTAGTGTTCTCCACTACTGCCGACGGAGCGAGCAGCCCGACGGAGCGGATGAGGATCGATAGCAAAGGTACTGTCAAGATTAGCAAAGATGGTACATATCTTTCTACGGACTCCGGAATTCACGAAATTAGAAGTAATTTAGACGACAATAGCGCACTAATTATCTCTAGTGCTGCCAGCAACGGAGCGCAATACGGCTTAAGTATCAGAACGACAGATGATCAAAACGATGCAACAAGAGATTTCTTGGAGTGCCGAGGTGGAGCCACTTTACGGGCACAGATTCGCTCTAATGGAGGAATTGCAAACTACAGTGCCAATGATGTAAATCTTTCTGACCGCAACGTTAAGAAAGACATTACTTCCGCCGCTGGCACTTGGAACTGCTTGAAAGAATGGGAAATCGTCAATTTCCGCTACAAGGACCAACCCGATGACGCCGACTTGAACATGGGCGTCATTGCTCAGCAGGTTGCTGAAAGCTGTCCAGAAGTAGTCACCGTTTTTCAAGAGGCTAAGGAAGCCACCGGCAATCAACCTGCCCAAGAGAAGCGCATTGGCGTCAAAGAGCAGCAAATGATGTGGATGGCCGTCAAAGCTCTACAAGAGGCACAGATTCGCATCGAAACCTTGGAAGCTGAAGTAGCAGCTCTCAAGGGCTCGTAGTCCTACTCACTAAATGCACTACCTAATTGCAGCACTACTGTTGGTTATCGCCATTGTCTTCCCAATGGTCTGGATTTACGCAGGTCTTCCGTATCGGCGTGATCCTGATGATTGGTGGTGGTAGCCAGTAGTCACCCTCACTTCTATGTCTGATTCCGAAGCCTGGGATGAATACTGCGAAGCCAGCCTCGACCTGAGCAATCAGGAGGATGTTGGCGAGTGCCCAGCAATGTTCGATCTGGTTTGGCCAAGTTGGATTGAACCAGACGTAGACGAGTAGTCACCTTCTAAAGGGTGGGCAGCCGACCCTTCCCAACTGACTGCAACCCACCTACTCTGTACCAGTCTGGTTCTTCATCATGGCCACCACCTTTACGTGGGGTATCAACACCCTTGAGCGCGAAACCGACGACGGCTTCGTATTTACCGCTCACTACACCGTCAATGCCTCAGATGAGGCATATTCCTCTGGCGCGTATGGCAGCGTCGGCTTCCAGCGCCCCGACAACCTGATTCCTTACGCCGACCTTACGGAAGAGCTTGTGATCGGCTGGGTCAAGGAAGCCCTTGGCGGCGACGAAAAAGTTTCTGAAATTGAAGCTGCCCTGCAAAGTCAGATCGACGAACAGCGCTCGCCGTCCAAGGCTGCCGGTGTTCCGTGGGCATCCTGATTACCGCCCTGGCACTGCTGCTGGCTTGCCTCATCCTTACGGGCATGGTCTGGCAGTGGTGCCACACATCTGATTGGCAGGACCGTTACTGGTGACAATGCTTTTCTTGGCCGGCGCCTGGTGCGCCGGCATTTTTCTTGCTTATTGTTTGGTGGCTATCAATCCACCGGATGATTTGTAGTGACCGTCAAAAGCAAGACAGCACTGGGGCGCGTCGATCACAAAGCCGGCCGCCCCAAAACAACTAGTCAGGGTTACGGCCAACACAGCCGCCCACGCCGCCGTGGTAAGAAGCCTCTGCGTGGACAAGGGCGCTAACCTATAGCAGGGAGGTGCGTCATGGCAATTTCACCTGGCACGTACAACATCAGCCT